TCGTTTTGCGTGCCCAAAAGCCTTCTAGTTGCTTCGGTAATTCTTGCCGGAACACCGCCTTGCGTAATAACGCCTTCGATTTGCCGCGCAAGATCGCCATATTGGTCAGCCATTTGCCCGATTGTAATAGACGAAACTACCGCATCATTGCGACGCTTTTCCGCATCACCAGAAAGCTCGCCACCTTTTCGACGCAACTCTTCATATCGCAACGCCGCGTCAGTGCGCGCTTTTTCGGCATCCAATCCAAGGCGCTGCGATGCGCTGTCAAGATCGCCGTAAATCTTGGCGAGTGCGGCCTGTTGCGATTGAGGTTCAAACACGGCTTGCGTTGTGGTGCGCGATGCTTCTGCCCGTCCCTGTTGAACAGTGCTAGGCAGCGTCGAAACTCCCTTGAAAGTCTCAAAAAACTTATCCGGCCCCATATTAGCCGCAAGAACGCCGCCGATTTCCAGCATCGCAATATCAGGATTGATGCGCGCAGTTTCAGCAAGCGTTTGAAAGCGCCTAGCCTCCCCGGTGCGGCCTGAATTTTCGGCAGCCTGCGACAATTCCAAAAGACGCTCGCGCGCCACATCAGGATTGCCGCCCGCCAGCGCAGCATAGATCGGCATGGCAGATGAAATGCGGCCAGTGCGCTCCGTTTCGGTCACATTCTTCAAAGGTTCCTTCAGCTTATCCGCAAGTGAAGGAAATTGGATCATCGTACGCGTGATGCCTTCAACAGTTGGATTGGCCGCCAATTGCCCAAGCGCCTGCCGCATTTGTTCCTGCGAAGCCTGCTCTTGCTGGATGCCCAAAACGCCCTGCCCAAGCTGCAATCCTTGCACAAAGGACTGCTGCGGGTTTGGTATGTTGGCCAGATAATTTGGCGGCTGGATGGATTGGCTCATGGTTTCATGCCTCAATCAAAACCCTTCAGTCGGAGCGGTAGGCAAACTTGATGTTGGCCCCTCGCTTGCGCCAAGACCTCCGTAATTCAATGGCGGTCTTGATCCGCCAAACATGCCGTCAGGATAAGCTTTATTCAGCATGAATGCCGTGCCCGCAGCCTGAGGAATGGCGCCGCTCAGGAAATTGCCCCAAGCACCAGCCTGGCCCAAAACACCGCCCGCCTGCGCCGCCCCCATTTGCGCGCCAAGATTTCCGATGTTCGCCGCCGTCTGCAATCCCGCCGCCGCCTGTCGCGCCGCGCCAGCCTGCCCAAGCTGCGCGATATTTTGCTCAGTCTGCGCGCCAAGCTGCGTCAAACCGCCAAGCCGCCCATATTGGCGCTCAATCTCGGCATTCAGCATCGCGGGCCGGAACCGCGCCAGCGCCGCTTGCACATTTCCGCCGCGCAAGCCGCCTGTTGCCGATGCCTGTTGCAGAAGCGCATTTTCGCCTTCGGTGATCTGCGCGCGAAAGATTGGCGATGAATTGATAAGGTCAATCGCGTCTTGCTGCGCTTGCGGGCCAAGCGTTCCAGCCAAAGCCTGTTGCCGTTGCAATGCTGGCGCCCCTGCCGCCGCGTAGGGTTGAAGCCCGGTCAAAGCGCCATAGCCCGCATCAACGTAGGGTTTCATCAACTCATTGATTTCTTCAAGTTGCCTTTCTTGCGCCGCAATGCCCTCGCGCGCAACGCCCGCTTGCAAGCGAGCCGCTTTGGTGGCAGCTTGGCTTTGCATATAAGCGGCAGTGGCTCCAACCGCTACCGTGCCAATCGCAATCGCTGCCATCGCGCTCATTGCTCAATCCTTTTTTGCGCGTGATGATCAAGCCAAACATCGCTCTTTTCAAAAAGCATATCTTCAAGCTTTTTAATATCGCGTTCTTCTGTGGCGTAAATGTTCCAAAAAACGCAATCTTCCAGAACGCTTACCAGTTTGCGGCCAGGTGGCGATACAAACTGCATCGGCGCGCGCTTGATCACCAATTCGCCGTTGTCATCAGTCATTGCCACTGCACCTTTGATAATCAAACTCAGATGCTCGTGCTTGTGCCGATGCCCAATCGCAATCGCGCCGGCAGGCATAATTGCCTCGCGGATATAGATGCCAGGCCCGAAATAATGCGCAATTGGCGCGTCAACCTGCGGCAAGCTCAAAAGCAAACCTTCCACAAGGCTTAGATCGCGCTCACTGTGCGGAATATGTGAAACCTCAGACATCGGAACCCCTTGAAGGATGGCCGCTGGCCGCCGGATGTCTCAGCAATCCAATTATCCCCAATCGCGGCCCGTTTGCAAGCATTACGTGATTTCCCGCCCGCTGGCGCGAATGGTCAGGCTAGTAGCCGCCCCGGCCAATGTGCTGATAAACCCACCTGGCTCCAACACCTGCCCCACCAATTCCGGGCAAAGATAGGTCTCGCCGGGCACGATGTTCTTGTCATCAAGAACCAAATTGGAAGCCCCAGCCGAACCGCCTGACGCCACCAAATTGACGTTAAACGTCACATTGGCCCCGCTGGTATTGGTCACGGTGAACTTGTCGATTATCGTACGGCATCCGGTCGCCGTGTATTGCGTGGTTTGGCTGCTTTCGGCCTGCTTTGCCGGAATGATGTTCTTGACTGTCACGGCCATGGGTCAGGCTCCGATGTTGTTGGAAACGGTCAGAATGACCGATGGAATGCCAGGGTGCGGGACGGCGGCAGGGAAGGCGGTAATCTGGCAAGTGATGTCATCCACCGCCCACATAAGCTCAAAATAGTCGCCAGCCTTCATGCGAGTTAGAAAATTCCAAGCCGAAACCAATTCGGCGTTGTTTCCTTGTATCCGCACGCGCCCGGCAGAATTGGCAATGTCCGCGCCGTTTATCCTGATCCAGAAATCGAAAATCCCTACGCCGCCGGAGGTTTTGTCAAGCTGCGCCGAAAACTGGAAATTATAGATGCCCGGCTCATCCACATAAATGCGCGATGTCGGACTGCCACGATACACGCCTTCGCTCAAATCCGTGGTGTCAAACGTGATCGCATAGGCGGTATTGATCACCGCCGCAGTTTGGGACGTGGTATCATAGAACGAACCAAACCGGGACCGCTTGGGCGGCGTGACAGGCGGCGCCACGTCATCGGGCAGAACCACCGGCAAACGCGGCGGCGCATATGCTAGAAGCTCCAGGCTATCGGCAATGCGGTCAATCGCATCATTGGCTTGTGTCGCCTTGGCGTCAGCGGTGCTTGCGTCGATCGACGCTTCCTGAATGGCAAGTGTTAAATCGGAAATTTGAGTCGGCGTTAGGTTTGTCACCTGATCAAAAAGCGCCTCCACCTTTCGAATGCTGTCATCATCCGGCAAGAATGCCGCAAGCTGGGCGCGGTTAAGACGAAGGCGCGTCATACGGCAAGAGGCTCCACGCTCGCTTCTAGCCTTGCAACGGGCAAGCGCGCGTCACTGGTGCCCTGAAAACGCTGGATGCGCCAATTCCGCATCAAACCCTGTTGATGCCACACAGCGCGTTTATTCAGGGCGCCAAAGCCATTTAGGGACAGTCGCCGGTCTTGGCTCCAATTTTGACCATCAACGCTATAAGAAGTGGTTACCACCGGATCAGCGCCAAACGCGGCATAACCTGGCAAGCAAACAAGCTCCAGGCTATGCACCACCGCTCCGCGGCTTTCGTTGTAAACGATTGCAGTTTGAAACTGCCACCGTACCTTGGCGCCGTAATGATCGGCGCGTTCTGTTGTCAGGTATCCATGGCCATTGCTGGCAGGATCACCGCAAAGCCATTTGTCATAGCACCACACGAAGTTGCGCGCTCGGTATTGCGCCAAGCCTTCCACCGAAGATGTCAGGATGAACCATGCCGGTTGTTGCAGCGCTTCCGTGGCCGCCGCATCAAATACAAGCGTCTGATTTGGCAAATGAACGTAAAGGTATTGATGCGCGCGGTCATTCCTCGCTTCAAGCAAAGCCTCCGCAAGTTGCGTTTCTGAATATCCGGCAAGCACGCGGTCAATTTCCGCCGTGCTGATCTTGCGCGCCACTGAATTGGTGCCAAGGTAAATTCCCGGCGCCTCATTTCGACCGGAACCAAGAAATGCGATTGTTTCCTGAAACACGCAACATGCGCGGGTGCCGATGCACCCTTTCTGGATTTGGCCGCTTTCAATGCGCGCAAAGGGAAAGTTATCGCCCCCAACGTTGTCAAACACTTCAATGGTGTGGCGGTTTAACGCATAGACCTCGTTTCGCAGTTTCAACAACGCAACAACCGGGTCTGGATCGGCCTCGGCGCTGCCATATTTCAATGGATCAACAGAGAACGGATCATTCAATTCCGTCACCACTAAGAACTCGCCGTCCGTTGACATAAAGTACCCATCCACCCAAACAACGTCCAGAACCGTGCCAAGCTCGGCATCCGTCACCTGTTGCAGCGTGGTGCCGTTGTAAAGATACAAGCTCTCCGCCGATGCAATGGCCAGATAATCAAAGGAATAATCCAAGGTCGCCAGCTTATCGCTTAGGCCAACATCACCAAGATCAATCAGACTTCCATCTTCGGCAATCCGCACCAGCCTGGAACCCATGACGCGGTAGCATTGCCCGCGCCATTCAATGCCGCCCCGATCAACGCCAGGCCCCGCGCCCTGGCTGACAAGCCCCTCAGCCGGGCGCAAATAGCCATTGGAAATCCCCTGCGGCATTGGCACCGGCACCATATTCACCGGGTAAGCAGTCCTGAAATCCGGACTGCTATCCGTATAAACGCCGGTCAGGATCGGAATTTGCATCCGTCACGCCTTCATGATTACCCAATTAGACCCATCGGAAACCAATTCGGCCCAGTTGCCCGCCGTGCCAGATACAATCGCCGTGCCAGCAACACCGCCAGCAAGCGGCACCACATTGGCAGATGCGCTGTTAATGGCGAAGGCTTGCACGGTTTTGAATACCACGACGCGGCCAGTATAGCTTGCAGCGGCTGGAAGCGTCACTACGCAAGCGGCGGCAGGCTTGTTGTTGATGACATAATCTTCACCATCGGCAAGCGTAAAATCTGCCACCTTCGTGACGGGAGCAGCTCGGCGCAGTCCGGTAATAGTCGGGGCGGTGCCAAACACATTTGCCCCGCTGCCCGTTTCATCGGTAAGCGTCGCCGCCAGATTGGCGCTAGAAGGCGTGGCAAGGAATGTTGCCACATTGGCGCCAAGCACGCTTGCCAAAAACGCGGCCATTCCAGCGCCAAGGCCGCTGATACCAGTCGATACAGGAAGCCCAGTGCAATTCGTCAATGTGCCGCTTGCAGGCGTGCCCAGCGCGGGCGCCACCAACGTTTTATTGCTCAGGGTGTCAGTCGTTGCGCGCCCAACAAGCGTATCTGTGGAAGTCGGAAGCGTCAGCGTGCCCGTGTTGCTGATCGTGCCGATCACTGGCGCCGTCAGCGTCTTATTGGTCAGGGTTTGCGATCCCGTAGTCGTGGCCACAGGCGCGCCGTTAGCCTGCACAACGCCCGTGCCTTTCGCCACGAGGTTCAAGCTGATGTTTGTGTCATTGCCCGTTGCACTTAGGCTTGGCGCCCCGCCCGCCGCCGCATTGGTAAGCGTTACCTCATTCACCGCCGCCGCCGTGGCAGAGACGCGCAAAAGCTCGTTGCCATTCACATCGTTGATCGCGGTGGAAAGTGTCAAGCTGCCAAAGTTAGAACCCGTATTGCTCGATAGCGTATACCAAGTGGATTGCAGCCTATTGAACCGAAGCGTAAAAAAACCGCCGATGCCAAGCGCGCTAGGCGTCCCAAGCAACGTGCCGCCATTGCCGTTCACCGTCAGCGCCGCAATGCTCTGCGACGAAACTACAAGGATTTCTTGCCCGTCAAAGCATGACGCAACCGGCGGCAAGGTAATGGTGCCAGCCGCAAAGGCGCCAGTCGGGTTGATGATCAGGAATAGGCTTTGTGTTTGCGCGCCAAGTTGCAAATTGAACCCGCTAGAAGTCGGCGCGTTGATTTGCGTCACATAATCAGGATCAGCGAAATTGGCTTCGATAAACGAAAGCAGCGTGGTCAAGCTCGCGCGGCGTGTGTCGCCCTCGCCGGGCGCGTAAACGAGGATGTTATCGCCTGCGCTCAAGCTATTCAGGGCGGAAAGCTGGTTAATCGTGGGCATGGCACTCCATCCTGTTAAGGTTCAAGTGGGCCATCAGGCCCGACTAATACCGGAGACTGCGGCTCTGGCATGAAAGGATCATCAGTTACATAATGCCTATTGCCAGCGCCTGCCGGCATAGTGCTTGGGAATTGCATTTCAGAGGGCATGGCAGCACGCGCCAGAAGAACTTCTAAAGCTTGCCGGGCCGAGGTTTTTACTTCCGACGCCACGGCCTTGCCATACGAAGGCGCAAGCCTAAGCGCCAAATTTGAAACGATAGCTTCAACCGCTCGATCTGGAATGCCAGTTTCTTCATCAAGACTGCTATCCTCCGGATTACGCGGCAACGGATACGCAATCCTAATGCCTTTGCTGTTCCAAGTCGCCACCATGCTATCCATGCGACGCATTGCCGATTGCATCTGATCGGGCGTCAGATCGAATGTATAGGCCGCAAGGCCCACTTCCTCAAACGCGGCTTCAATAAGCTGACGCTTAGTGTAGCTCATTTTGATAAGCTTTCGCCTGGGGTGGATTGGGGCAATTTCCACATGTTTGCTTGCTTTAATTCCATTGGACGTTACCTGTGCCACTCGTGAAGGTGGCAACGGTATCGCCGCCAACCGATGCCGTTGTGAATGTCAGGCCGCCGCCTGGGTTGGAAAGCGTGAGTGTGTTTGGATAGCGAAGGATGACAACGCCGGAACCGCCCGCGCCACCAACAGCAAAACCACCAGATGCACCGCCGCCACCACCCCCAGTATTAGCAGCCCCAGGCGATCCAGATGTTCCACTTATGGAAGCCGCATTACCACCGCCGCCGACACCGCCAAGACCCGCAGCCCCACCGCCATTTACCGGAGCGCCACCGCCACCGCCAGCATAGTTAACCGCCGATCCTGTTATACTGGAAGATACCCCGGCACCACCATTGCCGCCATTTACACCTGATGCCGCAGCCCCTACGGCGCCTGCACCACCGCCACCGCCACCTGGGCCAGTTGCGCCAGTGGATGCTCCACCGTTATTACCCTGTCCTGACGTTGCTGATCCTGCCGTTGGGGTTCCCGATGCTGCATATCCAGCGCCACCGCCAGAACCACCATTTGCCCCATTCCCAGCTGATGCGACAGAACCACCACCGCCACCGCCACCAACAGCTGTAATGGACGTGAATACAGAATTGCTGCCATTACTGGCTGATGCAACACCACCAGAACTACCTGGACCGCCCGCGCCCACGGTGACAATATAATTGGTCGCAAGAAATACGCTTAACGTACTGGCTAGTAAGCCGCCTGCACCACCGCCGCCGCCTGCCCCATGACCTTCCCCACCACCGCCGCCGCCGCCAACAACAAGGTATTGAATTGACGACTCGCCTGAAGCCAAGGACGCCCCAGAAAACCTATTCCGGTGCCTGATGCGCGTCAAAAATCGCATCAATATCCCTCGCCAGGAATAATGTGCAAAGAACCCGTCCCAGATGCCGTGACATAAGCAACTGTGTCATGGTCCATCGCTTTGCTCAGGCTAATTTGCGTAAGCGGCAAAAGCGGATAATCCGCCGATGTCGCTGTAATGCCGGAAGGACCAATTCGAACATAGGAGACCACGCTATTGCTCAGATTGGTGACAACAATTGCCTTGCTGCCGCGGCCAATAGTTGAAGAACCGCTTACAGCACCTGGCGCCACGGTAATGCCCGAACCAAAATTCGGCTCAAACGATGCTTGAATTGCCATTTTGCATCCTCTCAATTTCCGTCATCAATCGTTTGTCTGACCATCGGCCATCCACCTTGATGCCAAGTTCTTCCGCCTTCTGTTCCAATTCAGCGCGCGTGACGGGTGCATCATCGGCAAGCTCTGGCGCGGATTCTGGCGCGACTACAGGCGGCGCCATTGCATCGGCCATGGTGTCATGCCAGCCATTAGCCAAAGCGGCATCTAGCGCTTCCTGCGTATCAACGCCGAGGTAATCATAGGTAACACCAGGCGGACCAAAATGCGCGCCAGGCACACGATACAGAATAGTTGGAAGAAGTCTCATTTTGCACCTTTCGGCGCTTTATCAGGTTTCCCGGCTTTCATCGCCGCCGTGCGGGCGGTATTCAATGAAATGGCAACCGCTTGCTTTTGCGGTTTTCCAGCCTTCATTTCCTTGCGGATGTTGGCTGAAATAGAAGCCTTCGAATAACCCTTTTTTAATGGCATGAAAGCCTCCTGCAAGGGTAGGGCGGGCCGTAAAGCCCGCCCAATTCATCACGACAAGCGATAAGTGACGAAGGTGTCAGCCGCCGTCTTGCGCGTTCGGAAACGTGCCGTGGCGCCGCTGGTGCCAGCGGTCGCCGCCGCCCCCACGATGGTATGGCCCGTGTTCACGGTAATCGTCAGCGCAAAGGCCGCAAGCGTGGTGAGCGTCCAATCAAAGCTGTCATTGACAGCAAGGTTCGTCGCCA